AACGGATTAAGTGGCTTTTCGTCCTCGAACTGTGGCTCAGCAACATCCTTAATTTTGTCGAAAATCTTTTTACCAAACTTAAACAAAAATACTTTGCCTTCATTTTCAGGATGCTTAGAATCTTGAACAATAAGAATATTAGTGTAATAAGTCAGTTTACGCTTTTGTTTTCGAGCAACTTCTTTATTGGCCTCTGAGCCTGAATTCCATAACTCAGTATTAAACTCAGATACAGGGTCAGTCTTGCCAATAGTTGTTAGTGAATTTTCAATGTACCATTTCCCGGTTGGGCCTTGGAAACCGTGATTCCAAACTCTAACCCATGGAAGTTCTTCGCCCTTAGGAGGAGCCAAGAAACGAATGACAGCGTAGCCGTTGCCTGCTTTGTCAACCTCAGGTTGCCAGAAACGGTCGTCATTTCTATTGTTAGATTCGGATTGTGGATTTGCGATCTTTTCAACTTCTTTCATTAAAGAATCGAAGCCGCCTCGTGATTTGCGGAGATCTGCTAGTGAAGTGTAAGCCATAGTATGTCCTTTCGTATTAACGGTGTATGGTTTTTCGTTTTAGTATTAACGTTTTTTAAATTTTTGATTAGCGTATGCATAATCTAGGTACTCATCAAACGCATCGTCGTCTTTATTGAACGATGCTACATTATATATAATCTTTCGGTGTTTGTCAATCTTCTGTGTGCCCTTTTCAACTCGGCGCATTTTCTTTTCACGATCATTATAATCGTTCTTCTTAAACTTTTCCATTTTAAAAAATCAAGGCTCCTACCTTAAAGTTAAACATCTTCTTTGCCCTTAGCTTTAACCTTGAGGAAAGGCCAAGCCGCCATTCTTTTATTTAATTCCATTTGGCTATGTGCCAATTTAATTAAGTATCTCTGAGTCTCTTTCAAAGATTCCTGTGTCGTAAAAAGCGATTCTTGTAACATTAAAATATCTTGTTCTAAACGCTTAATCTTCTGCGTTTTTAGTTCCAACTCGTCTTCTAAAGATTGCATCGTATTTTTCCATGTCGATTAAAAGAAATGGTTTGTACTTTTTAATAAGTCTAGAAACATCAGGCCACACCACGGTGTCGCTGATCTCTCGATCAAACCTCTCGGTAAATTTATTTAGTCTTTCCAATATCACTAAAGTTTCTATACTAATCGTGTTTCGTAAGAATGCTTTAATTATATATGGATGCTGACCTTTTGACACGGTGAAAATATCCTCAATTTTTAGATTAGATTCTTCCAAATCATTGACGATATTATCCAATTCTTGTTCAAAATTATATGATAAACTCTCGACTCGCTTTTTCCATTCTTTATATCGTTGTCCGGCTTCTAGATCAAACATTCCGCCCCAGCGATCACCTGACACAAAATTCGCTACTAGAAAATTTGCAACTTCTTCATCTGAATAACTTTTGGCAATTTTTCTAATTGAGAACAAATCTTTGCGTTTGGCATATGCTTGACGACTTGCCCGTACTCTGCCTTTTTGTTGAATTACATCATAATTGTCTGTTGTGAAATGTAATCGCAAAGCCAAGTACATTTTATAAACTGAGTATTCATCCATTATCATAGGGGTAATTTACCACGCGGCCTCATATAGTTTTGCTCTTCTGCTTCATTTTGAATCTTATCTTTTAGTGATTGATTAATTAGATTGGCAACAGCTGCAACATCTATATCAATTTCATTGCAGTATTGTATTACTGCATCCATATATCCTATACTTTCAGATAAGACCTTTTCTTCAATATACAAAGAGAATTCATTTTGCGATCGGAATCTTTTGGTAATAATTAAACTGTCGGTCAATACTTCATTTAAATTAAGTTCTGTCATTCGATCTCTGGAAATAAAATTTCATCCATAAAGGTTCTAAACACAGTTTGATCTATGCCAAGGGTAGTCATCATTGCTGGGGTGTGGGGATTCATCTTTTGAAATTTACAATAGTTGTTGTATCTCTCTTTATATGACTCTCCGTTTTTTTCTACTTGTCCTACATTATAAAGGTAAACGTGCAAGCTTTCAATAGCTAAATCGGACAATTTGTCCAATTCTTCTTCTTCGGATATATTGCCTGCCGCAATCATTCCAGGACTAAAAATTTGAGTTGCCCAATCAGGCAATGTCCTTGGTTTATTCCATTCTAATTTAGATGAACGATCAATGAACCAAGTATACAAATCACAATTTCCGTTTTTAGAAAAATCATGGAATGCGCCTGTAATTTTGCTAGCTCCGCACACTACATCAAATCCAAAGATTGGAGTGGGATCATCGAACTCTGGAAAAATTGTCATGTGCATAACCCAGATCTTTTTTGCTTCGCGTGCATCAACAATTTCTACATGGGCTCTGCGATAATTCTTCGAAGTAAAAATATAATTTTCCCAAAGATATCCTTTTCCTTGTTCTGCGGTATATTTTAATTCATCATCTGTTGTTTGTTCCAATGTCTCAAGAATATTTTGAGACAACGGAATCATTTTATCCCATACCGAAGACATTAGTTAAATTCCTTAACAATTTGTATATTGTAATCAAATCCAACACCGGCTTCTTTTCCCATGTCGTCTTTTAATTTGGCTCGGAACTTTTCTGTTAGCTCTTCTTTGTTTTCGAATTGAAACATTTTGCCTGAACCGGGAACAAGCTTTGCAAAAATTTGTCCACCATTTAAATCACCCAAGTATCTTACATACATATGTGCAATTAAATCATCATGCTTAGTAATGTCCATAATATACTGAATATATCTTAATGTGGATTCTTTAATTGTATATGTTTTATCCGGCACTGCCAATTCCTGAAAATCTTCAAAAATTGCCTTGGACCTATAAAGACCTGGGATCCCTTCATACGTACCTAATTTTGGACCTGCAATGTTTTCCATTGCATGATATACTAAGTATAGTTGATATAGGTATTCTGCATACTTATTTTTATCAACTCTCTTTTGAAAAATCTCTTTGATAAAAGCTTGGGTTTCTGCTTCTTTGTGTTTTTCGTAGGTTTGTTCTTTTAATGTAGACATAATTATTTAAATAGAATTAAAGCAAGAAGTGTAGAGTGAATAATAAATCCAACTCCAATAGTTACAATGTGTAGAATATCCCTAAGGATTACTGCCCGCACAAATAACATTGACAGTCCGCCCCAAATAAATAGAACAAGATCAACCGGCGGCATTTTATCTGATAGACCAGACATAATTGAAATCATTGTAGGTACTGTTGCCGCATGAATAAGTACAATGCCAATCCAGGCAATTGTTTCGGCAGTAGCAACCGTTAGGGTTGTTTTGCAATAGTTAATAACATCTTGTAGTGTGGGGTATTTCATAATTTATTTGTAAAAAATGTGATTGCCAATTTGTGCGATTTGTTGTCGTTTCCATCCAGGAGAAACGTATGTTGCGTGATAATAAAGTGCGTCAGTTAATCCTGCTAATCGAAATCCTTCAAGTAAAACTTTCTTCGCTACTTCGTAAGATTCTTTGTATGCAGATTGATGAATAGGTCGTGTTTTTGTAGCAGTCTCGCAGTACCAACTAAACTGACAAATTACCTTTTCATATACTATGTTCTTTTGATACACCACACGGCAAATATCGTTTGGAAATCCTGCATTGGCTGCTCTATTCATTGTAACCTGCGCTACAGCAACTTTGCCCTCAAAGGGTTCACTTCTTGCTTCGTGGTAAATATTTTTTGCTAAACAGTCTAATTGCTGTTCTCTAACTGCAACGGTTGCAGTAGTATCTTGAAAGTTTGATTGTTTTAAATTGTGTAGTTTAGATGTTGTTACTTGTGTGAGTACTGATACTAACAATACTGCAGATACTGCTACTAAAAATGTTTGTGTATATGTTTTCATTTATCTACGCAGGGGGATTTCTCCCCCTGCCTTCAGATTACTTTTTACTAATAGTCTTTATATTATCCTGAGGAATGTTAGAAACAAAGCCATTCAATACATGGGCCTTTGCAATAATATCAATTTCTGAGGGGTAGGCAGGATAGCCCGGGTGCTCTGGAGGTGTTTGACCAGCATGTTTAGCTGTC